AATGACTCTCTACTTGTCTCTGAACATTTACACCCGCATTGATAATAGAGTCTTTAGTATCTGACGCATGCTCAGCGAATGAAGGTCCCCCCATCAATCCACCACCGGCCGCATATGTAATCCCAGAGGTTACTTTTGGTTTATTTGTTCCTCCACCCATAGCATTCATTGATGCTAAAGTATCTGCGCCAAACTTATTAACAGCGCCACGACTCATTACAAACTCACCTGGAGTGAGCATGGCAGGAACAGTGTCAGTTCCACGCGCATTACTACGAGCTAAACCACCACCAGAAAATCCTTGTCGTTGATTTAGAGAAGGTAGTATAGTTCTGGTAAATGTTTCCGCAATGGCAGGAGGTTTTGATAGTTCATCTGCTTGCTCCTGTGGAGAAGCATCAGTCATACCTTTTTCTTCTATTATCTGCTCAGTGCTATCTTTAGCCCTGGATGCTAAAGCAACTGCACTACCCGCAGTGACAAGCACAGCAGCAGCATATGGATTTCTTGCAATAGCTGCCGCTAGTCTTACGCTTAATGATAATAATTTTGGAATAAACCCACCGATTAATGATACAAGGCCCCCTGCCATTGTTCCAAAACTAGTTCCAAATAAAAGAACAGCAGCAGTTAGTGCAGGCCACCAGTCTTTGACAAATCTAATTAATGATTTTACTTTTCTTTGATTTTCTTTATCGTTAAACCAACCAATCAATTTTATAATGGTTCTACCTATGAGAACATTAAGTAAGAAACCAAATATCTTATCAAAGATACTCTTAAATGGTTTTACTACTGTTCCAACAACTTTCTTGATTCCTTTGCCTAGTCCAGACTCTAATTTCTTCTCTCTAGACTTAGCACGATCTCTCTCTTTCTTTCTCCTTGCTGCCTCTGCTGCTTTCTCTTCTGCCTTTCTTTCCTTTTGCAGTGTCTTAATGATTTCATCAAGACCCTTTTCAACAGAAGCAAATTCTGCAGTTTCATCAAGACTACTGAGTTTTTCTGCTAGATCACTTTTTTGTTCCTTTATTATATTCTTTATTCTTTTTATTTTTTCTGCATTTATTTTTGTTCGACCCTCTACCACATTTACTTTGATGCGGGTGGTTCTTAAAATTCTTGAAAGAGTTCCAATCTTTGATTCCTTTCCAACTGAACCAGATGCACCACCAACTTCTCTACCCATCATCCTAGATGCGGATATTGTGGTAGATTTTATTTGTGGTGTGGTTGCAGTATCATCCATTAGATGCTTGTTGCTTTCGTTTTAATTCTTCTTCTTCAAGATGCTGCTGTAACAGTCCAACGTAAATATCTCTCTCCCATGGAATGAGATTTTCAATTTCAGTCAAACTATATTTATGAAACTGCATCAAAGCAAAATTAATTTTATAATAGTTACCCAAGTCCATGTGGACTAGGGCTAGGCGAAAAAACTTGCCAGTCCCTCCAGGAGCACAGCACTCTCTACTTTTGTTTTTGGATTGGTCACATTGATAGTATGTGAAAGTTTAGGCATCGTTTCAAAGAATTTCTCAATCTCTTTGAATTGAGCAGAGTTCATTTGTTCCAAGAAATCCGATAGTTCTTTCTTGCTACAATCATTAGCAACCCAAACTTCTTCCTCATTATAAATTTTACCCATACAAGATGCGACAAGATCAAATGATTGATCCATGGCATTCTTTTCACTAAATTCAAAATTGTTTTTGATGAACTGGTCCAGCGAAGGATAATTCATCTCTAGCATGAGATCATCATTCAGTTTAATTCTGTTAGTGTGATCATCACTTCGATTTACTTTAATATCATCCAAATCAATTTGAACAGATACTTCAGTTTCACCATCATCAGGGCAGACAATGTTAACATCAAGTTGCTCACCAACAGACTTTCCACGAATGTTCAAGAAAAGATATTCAATATCAAAAGTTGGTAAGTGTTCTACCTTAATACCTTTAGTCAAAATACAATTTTTAATTACCGCTTTAATTGCAGTCGTAATTTGTTTTGTTTCTTCACTTTCTAAGGCGATAACAAGGAGTTTTTCTTCCTTTACAAGGAAAGGTCTAAACTTGACCGTCTCTCCAGTTGATGGCAATTCAAGTTCATATGTAGGAGCTGCAATTTTTGGTAAAGGCATAATGTCTTATAGGTTTTCAGTATGATTATTTATTGGGGAAAAACTAACTAAACATGTTGTTTTCACTTGAGAACGTAGGTAATCCTAAATTAGATCCTTGGAAGAAGTTAAATTGTGCTTGACCACCAGGACTATTTAAATTGAAGTCCATATTGTCATATTTTGGAAGATTTAAATTCAAATCCAAACCCTCAGTAAAGGCAGCAGCAAATGGACTAGTTGCAGTGTCTCTAGATAAATCATTTTGAGAGCCACCGGGACCAATATAATATCTTGTGTAGTTCATAGAAACTGTGCATTTTAAAAGGTTTGATGCATCATAAGAAACTGGCATGGATGTAATTGCCACTGGAAATGCATTGACAAAATTATATGTAAGCGGAACCACTGAACTTTTCTGATTTATATTTTTCTCAAATTTAGTAATTTCTAATCCACATCCTTTATATTCATTCGGATACTTAACTCTATATGAGTAGTTCTCATTAGATATACCACTGGATGCACTTTCATTCATAATAAACTTCATCCAAGATTCAAAGAATCTAATTGCCATATATTGTTCTGCATCACAATAAAATGTGAGATCAATTCTATCCTGATAGATGCGTCGATATGCATGCCTCTCAGTTGATCCAGTGAAATCATTCCTCAACTCCGTGGTTGCAAGAGAAGATCCGGGAAGAGATGCATCACAACACGATAATTGTAATCTGTCTTGATCCAAAGAAAGAGCATTTTCTGCCATGTATTGTCTGAAACCTTGTTGATCTCTTGGAAGACCAAGATAGATCATAAAGTGTGACGTTAGGGCAGGATTTAATAACTTACTCTTTATTTGAGATATTTTTTGTGAGCTTGGCGCTACAGAGACGGAAGCCATTTATAAATAAGTTTTGACTTGTATATTATGTAGTCAAGTTAATGGCAGAAAGTATTAAGAGTAGATATAAACCATCTCACCCAGAAAAGTATAAGGGTAATCCCAACAACATTATTTGTAGGAGTAGTTGGGAAAGAAGATTTTGTAGATGGTGTGATTTAAATGATAATATTATTTCGTGGGCTTCTGAAGAGTTCAGTATACCATATGTTTCGCCGGTTGACAATCGTGTTCATAGGTATTTCCCAGACTATCTAATTAAAGTTAAAGAGTCAAACGGAAAAATTAAAACCTATGTGGTTGAAGTGAAACCTAAAAAACAAACTGCACCACCAAAGAAACCAAAACGACAGACGAAATCATATATCTATGAGTGTAACATGTATGCGGTCAATCAAGCAAAATGGAAAGCTGCTGACGAATTTTGTAAAGATAACCGAATAGAATTCAAAATCATTACCGAAGAGGAGTTAGGACTTAAATGAGCCGTCTAGGAGGAAACAACATTAATAATGGAACGAATGACCAAGAAGATATGATGCTTGAAATTATGGATCTTCTAAAGGATACGGTAACTCCAATTCCTGATGTCGGTATGTTATGCACATTCGTTTATAATGCAAAGACTCCTGGTATTACATATGATCAACACCCACTTGTTGCAGTAACAGATATTTTTAGTTGGGGATTTCGTGGGTTAAATTTTCACCATCAAGAGTCTCGCCAGTATACTTGGTCAGAACTTGCTGGTCAAGTTTACATTGTTCATCCAACAGAACTAGATGATTTACTTTCTATTCCATATGGAAAAATGATACTAAATAAATAAAAGATCTCTGTATAATGTCGCAGACCGTAACGAGTAAGATTAGTGCTGTGCCTGCACAGATAAAAGCTCCTGGTGCATTTGGATATGGTGGAGTTAGAAAAACAGCATTTGTTGCGACAAAAGTATCTAAGACTAGAAACTCTGACGGAAGGACTACGTATGAAGTAGAGTTAATACAATATGATGATGCAAAAGGAACAAATCCACAAACAATCGCTAGTGGATATACTTTTTATAATGCTGCGCGTGATGGAAGTGGAGATGCCCTACTTGGAGGAGATGATTTTTCTAGATTGTATCTAGATGTAGATCAAGATATAAAAAATTCAAGTCCTGCCTTAGCAAATGAAATTGAAAAGGGATCAATCAATAGGTTATTTAAATCCCAATTAAGAACAGATCCAAAAATTAAGGAACTAGCAGGAACTGCTGAGGAGAGAGGTGCACTAGATTCAGCTAGTGGATCAACTGTTACGGAAAACCCAAATCAAACTGGAGGAGATACTTCAACTCCAGCACCAGATGCAGATCCTCTGGATTCTGGAAAGGGGAAAGCAAGAACCAAAAATTATCCTCTAAATTTAAGATACCCACTAACACTAGAACCAAGAACTCAAGATACTCTAAAAATTGATGTCTTAAAATTTATTCCTAGAAAACGTGAAGGATTAGGATTTGCTGATAGATCCATCCCTGGCAGGGTCGGGGAAGATGGAGGTAGACAAGCTATAGGTTCAGTTATCCTCCCAGTAACACAAGTCGCAGACAAAAATCAGGTTGGATGGGGTGGAGAAAAAATGTCTGCCTTGGATGTAGCATTGGCAGGACTTGCACTGGATACGATAGATAAAGGTGGTGAGGGTTTTTCAGATACAGCAAAAGCGATTTTAGATTCTGCAGGCGCTGAACAGGAGGGTATCAAAAAAGGAGTTGCTGCATATTTTGCTCAAGCAGCAACAGGAACCAGAGGCCTATTAGCAAGAACTCAGGGTGCAATCATCAATCCAAACTTTGAACTCTTGTTTAATGGACCGAAGTTAAGGTCATTTGCATTTACTTACAGGATGAGTGCCAGAAGTGAACCCGAAACTCAGACGATCATGCAAATCATTAGAATGTTCAAGCAGTCAATGGCAGTTCAAAGATCAACTGCTAATTTATTTTTA